GGGATGTCACCTTCGCTGCGACTAATGGTTCGAGCACTCTTACGGTTACAGATTCTGGACATGGAGCAGTAGACGGAGATTTTGTTACTTTTTCTGGGGCAGCAAGTTTAGGTGGGAATATTACAGATACGGTATTAAATCAAGAATATCAAGTCGTATCTGTTCCTACAGCTAATACTTTTACAATAGTTGCTAAAGATACTGACGGAGCTACGGTTACTGCTAATAGTAGCGATACTGGTAACGGGGGAAGTAGTGTTGTAGGCGTTTATCAAATTAATTCTGGTTTGGACGTTTTTGTAGACGGTACAGGTTGGAGTGTTGGAGCATGGGGATCTGGTACTTGGGGGTCTACAACTTCATTAGGTGACGCTAATCAGTTACGTCTTTGGTCAATGGATAACTTTGGCGAAGATTTAATTTCTAATCCCCGCGCAGGAAGTATTTATTACTGGGATAAAACAAGTGGATTAAATACGCGAGCAGTTCCGTTAACTTCTTTAGCTGGGGCTAATAAAGCTCCGACTAAAGGATTACAAGTTTTAGTTTCAGATGTTGATAGACACGTTATTGTTTTAGGAGCTGATCCGATAAGTGGTGGTTCACGGAGCGGTAGTATTGATCCGTTATTAGTTGCGTTTTCTGATCAAGAAAACCCTGCTGAATGGGAACCTCTAGCTACTAATACTGCTGGTTCATTACGTTGTTCTGCTGGTTCAGAAATAATCGGGGGATTAAGGGCTAGACAAGAAACTTTAATCTGGACGGACGTTGCTCTATACAGTTTACAGTTTATTGGGCCACCCAATACTTTTGGTTTAATTTTATTAAATGAAGGGGTTAGTCTTATTGGGCCGAATGCCGCCGTAAATACGCCTAATGGTATTTTTTGGATGGATAAAAAAGGCTTTTATATGTATAACGGTTCAGTACAACCAATCCCTTGTACTGTTCACGCTTTTGTTTTTGATAACCTTAACGAAAAACAAGCTTTCCAAGTATTTGGTTTCGTTAATAAACAATTCGACGAGGTCGGCTGGTTCTATTGTTCAGGTGAAAATAACGTTATTGATAGATACGTTTCTTATAACTATGTAGAAAATTCTTGGGCTATCGGGGAACTTTCGAGAACTGCTTGGTTAGATGAAGGGTTAGTTGCTTTCCCTAGAGCAGCAGGAAAAGATAACAGCACTCACCTTCTCTACTCTCATGAAACAGGGTTCGATGACGATGGTTCTCCTATGAACAATGTCTTTATTGAAAGTGCTGATTTCGATATTGGAGATGGAGAACAATTCCAATTTATTAGGCGATTTATCCCAGACGTTAAGTTCACAGGTAATTCTTCTGGGACACAAAAAATAAATTTAGTTTTAAAAGCGCGTAATTTTCCAGGAGATTCTTTAACTACCGATCAAACGAGTTCGTTTACTGCTACGACTACTAAAGTAGATACGAGAGCTAGGGGTCGACAAGCCGCTATTCGTTTCGAATCTGACGACGATGCAGAAACTGTAGACAGGTTAGGAGTTGGTTTTAGGATTGGTGCAACAAGGCTAGATGTTCAGCCTAACGGTAGACGTTGATGGCAAGAATACTTCCAGGAAGATTGCCTCAAGCTGCTTCAGATACAGTGGAAGCTCCTACGTTTAACAGAGCTATGCGACTGTTAGAGTTAAACGTCGGTACTTTTGACCCTGATCGTACTCCTCAATACACTTCGGCTAACCGTGATACGTTGTTTTTCGAAAAAGGGGATATTATTTGGAATACCACAGAGAACGTTCTTCAAGTATATTTGGGTAATTCTTGGCAGAATATTTCAACGCCAAGCACCTCTGGTGTTAGCGCAACAGGGAGTATCGGGGTAGTTAGTGTTGCTACTAATGGTAACGTTGGGGTGTCTTTGTAGTTATGAAAAAGACTAAGAAACAACCTAAAGTACCCGCAAAGTATTTAGCTGGTCTTTCTGCGAAAGAAAAAGCAAAACGTAAGAAAGAAATAGCTAAAAACAAAAAGAAGTCTCTAAGTGACCCTTCTGCTTATAAATTTTCTACAGATAAGAAAAAAGGTAAGCGTAGGAAAACAGTTGAGTCTAAATATACACGGCGCTTTAGAGAGAGGTTTGGTACAAAATCATGAGTCTTTCAGCTAAAACTAAAAAAGCTTTGGATAATAAAGCGGAAGCTGCGCGTAAAAAAGGTAAAAAAGTTACTGCTGGACAACTTGCTCGCGTCTATAAACGAGGGTTAGCTGCATATAAAACAGGGCATCGTCCTGGAACTTCTCAACACCAATGGGCTATGGCCCGTGTTAATTCTGTACTTACTGGCGGTAAAGCAGCTACTGTAGATAAAGATATTATGAAAGGTGGGAAAGCTAAAAAGAAACCTGCTAAGAAGAAAACTGCATGACTAGAATATTTGACGACGAACAGACTACTTCTTTAGTTCGTGCTATGGCGAACCCTGAATCTAATGCTCGTAAGATGGCAGAGCAAAATCAAGAGATTGGTGTTCCGTCTGATATTACTAACGATATTCTTAATAAATACGCTACATACGGGGCTAATACTGGTATCGGTAATCTTGGGGGAAACCGATTAGTAGAAGCGATAAATGATCAATACCGTAAAAAAGTAGACGCGCCTTTACAACAAGAATCAAAAGAGGCGTTTCTTGGTGGTTTTACAGAATTGTTAGCTGAACTAGGAAAAAGTGCGAAGGACTTTCTTACAACGGGGGCAGAGACTGCTACAGAGACTGCTACAGAGACTTCAATACCTTCAGGGATCTCCATACCAGAATCTACGGTTCCTACTACCCCCCGTAGTCTTACGGAAGCAGACCCAACAGCACTAGACGAAGCGATAAACTCTCCTATTGCTAATACAGATGAAACACGATTAGATAAATTTAAAAAATACTTAGAAGAAAATCCTGTACTCGCTAAACAATTAGGCGAAAGCGCGGGGACTCTCGGCGGTATTTTAGCGAAAGAAGCAATAGGCGAAGACGAAACGGAAAGAGTAATTTCGGCTCCTAGACCTCGTTTCCAACCTTCGCGAGTCTCAACTCCTCGTATCGGTATGTCGGGGGGAGGAAAGCCGCCTGAAGGCTCCGTATTAGGCCGTAAACTCTTTTTAGAAGGCGGCGAAGTAGACGGGCCAGGAGGCCCGAAAGAAGATCTCGTACCTATTTGGGCGAGCGATAAAGAATACGTTATGTCTCATGAGGCAGTAAAACGAATGGGGGGAGGTGATTTCGATAAAGGAATCGCGACCCTTGATAAAATTAATTTCGGTAAATAGTTATGGCTAACGAAACTGCATATAGTTATCAGGCTCCCGATCAACTTATTTATAACTTACTTACGGGGGCTGATGCAGGATTACAAATTGATCCCGAAACGGGACAAAGCACTCGTTTAGGGTTATTACCTCTTGTTGAAGCTTATTACCGAAGTCAATTTCAAAATTTAGGCGCAGAAGATAGTTCTCCGTTTACTTATTCCGATGAACGGATTGCAGAGTTTTCTCCTAGAGAAGAACTAGCTATGCAACTCGCGGATCAAGGAATTGGTTCGTTCGCTCCTTTTTTAGCCCGTAGTGCTGGGTTAACCGAAGAATCTTTAGCTACGTTAGCTGGTGGGGCTTCAGAAGCAAAAGCTCAAGCACTTCGTGCGTTACAACAAGGGGAAGACTATACAAAATTAGGTATCGGGCAAGGAAGTGAGTTTTTAACTCGAGGTGTCGATAAAGCAGGGGAAGCTGAAAAAGGATTACTTTATTCTTTAGCTGGGGTTCGTGGTCGTGGCGAACAAGGATATCAATCAGGTCTTGCAAATATATTACAAGGGACTCAAGAAGGACGAGCTGGTTTAGACGAAGCTTCGCCGTTTTTTACTCAAGCTCGTACCCAAGGTTTAGACGCAGCGACTGAAGCAGAACGTTTAGCTAGAGAAGCTCAAACTAGAACTGATCCGTTTTTAAATGAAGCCTTAACAGGGGTGCGCACTGGTAGAGCCTCTGAATTAGCAGGAATTACAGCTGCAGAAGCTGCGGCTCGTCGCGCTACAGATATACAAGATCCTTATTTACAAGAAGCGTTAGGACAAGTACGTTCTAGCACTGGAGGGTTCGACACTGCGGATATTGATCGTTTTCAAAACCCTTATGAAGATTTAGTTGTTCAACAAACGATTAGAGATTTAGAAAAAGCTGCTAAACAAAAAGATATAGCTAGAGACGCAGCCGATGTTACATCAGGCGCTTTTGGGGGGTCTCGTTCTCGTTTAGGTGCTCAAGAAAGACAAATAGCTGAAACCCGTGGGTTAGCTGAAGCTTTAGCAGGAATCCGAGCTGGGGGTTTTACGTCAGCTAGAGATGCTGCGATGGGAGAGTTCGCTCGTCAACGAGGGGCTGAAGCTGGGGCAGGATCGCAGATCGCAGGTCTTGGAGCACAAGCTGGTTCCGCTCAAGCAGGATTAGCTCAAACTTTAGCTGGGTTAGGCGCTCAACGAGGGGCTGCTCAACGAGGTTCTGCTAGCGAAATAGCAGCATTAGGAACTCAAAAAGGTTCTGAGCTAGAACGATTAGCTTCTACTATTGCTAATTTAGGCGCTCAACGAGCAGGGTTTGAAACAGGTGCAGGAACTGCATTATCTAACCTCGCTCAACAACGTTACGGTATGGGGACAGGTACTGGTCAAACTCAAGCTGCATTAGGCTCTCAGTCTGCGGCTCAACGATTAGCGGCGGCTCAAGCAGGACAAGCAGCTAAACAAGCTACTGCGGCTACGTTAGGCCAAGCAGGACAACAAATTTACGGTATGGGTTCAGGCACTGGTCAACAACTATTTGGTATGGGAACTGGTACTGGTCAACAACTAAGTGGGTTAGCTGGCCAATTAGCAGCTGGCCAACAACAAGGTGCCCAAGCGATGGCACAACAAGCACAGTTGCAACCACAATTACAAGCAGGAGACGTAAGTTCTCTAATGCAAACAGGTGCAATGAACCGTGCTAGAAATCAAGCACAACTAGATTTGAACTACCAAAATTTCGTAGGCCAGTATAATTTACCGAATCAACTTATGTCTGGTTATGCGAACTTCTTAACTGGGGCTGGGCCGTTAGCAGGAGGTACGGGTTATTCTGGTACTACCCAACAAACGCCTTTTGGGTATCAAGGCTATAGCACAGGTGGGGGTTATAAAGAAGGTGGACAACCGATTCCTGAGGGAAATAAAGGATTAGCTGCGTTAGCTAAAAAAGCTCCTGAAGTTGTTCGGAAGATGGGCTTTACCCCTGTTAAAAAGAATATGGGTGGGGGATTATCAGGTCGTTTCCCAAGGGCTTCTCGTAAGTTAGGAGCGTAACATGGCTAAAAACTTCGGATTTAATATCGGTGGTGGGGGAATCGCGGATCTTGTTGCTGCACCTAAAGTTAATCCTATTCGTTCAGGACAGTTTGCACCTACGCCCCAGTTTCGTAGAGATACTAAAGAGCCGAAAAAACAAATAACAGGTGCATTGCTAGGGGCTGCTTCTCCGTTTCTTGCTGAAGCGGGTATCGCGGGTTTAGCAAAAATCCCAGGACTAGAAAATCTTTTATTTGAGCCTAAAGCTGAACGCGAAAAAAAGTTTGGAACTGTTAAAGATCCTGACTCAGGAGTTATGCTTGGGCCAAGCCCGTATATGCAAGAAAGAGAAAAACGCAGTAAACAGGTTGATGCTTCTTTAAAATCACTGCCTCTTCCTCAACAAAAAACATTATTAGGGAAAGGTTTAACTGAGTTATTGTCTTTCGCTCCTGCATTAGCGTTAGGAGATGATAACGATGGTTCTGTAGCTGCGTTTATTTCTGCAGCACAAGCGGGTAAAAAATTAGAGGGCGCTTTAGATGAGCAACGTCTAAAAGCCTATTTAGCGCGAGAAACGAAACGTGGTGAATTAAAAGCTGACGTAGGCGATTTCGACAGAAAAATTTCTTATAGTGCAGTATTACAAGACGACGGCAGTTTCGCTCCTGTAAAACGACAAGTATTAATCTCCCCAGATAAAGCCACTCGTTATGTAATGAGTCAAGGAGATGCCGCAGTTGATTTCGTTTACGGCGAAGACGGAAACGAAGTTCCTGTTCCTAGGGGTCAATACTTCGTTCGTGAAGAACTTACGTTAGACGATAATGATCCTGGAAAACCTGACAAAGTAAAACTATTGGATACAAATACCAGTCAGATTGGGTACGGAACTGTTGAATATATGCAAACCCCGCAGGGACGAGACAGCCGAATTGTGCTTCAAGATCCTCGTAATCGTAGGGGCACTAATGAATTTACTACAACAGCTTCTTTGAGAGAACAATTCGGAGATAACTGGGTTCCTTATGACCAAGAATTAGCTGATTTAGATGCTCGCGAAAAAGGCGACCCACAAGTATTTAAAACATTTGAGGGACGTTTAGATCGTGAAGTAGCTACTTTTGAAGTAGCAGGAATAGCTTCTCAAATTATTCCGATTGCGATGGAAGCAGAAAAAAGACCTGAGCTTCTAACTGACGTAGGTCGTGTTCCTGGATTCTTGGATAAACTACGAAAAGAAATTAACTCTGCGTATAACATCATAAATAACTCAGGGAGATCAGTTAGTCAAATTATCTACGACCAAGGACAAGAAACAGGTTCTTCGGTTAGTATGAGTAAGTTACTACTCGCTTCTAATAACTACAGTCAAGTTATGAATACCCCTGGAGCGACTGATGCAGAAAAAGAAGCTGCTCAACAAGGATTAGTTTCTGCTTTAAAAGTAGTACAAGCCCGAGCAAAAGAACAAGGATTTTCTAATTCTTTAACGGAAATGGATTTGGAAGGCGATGCTTTTCAAGATCTAATCGTAAAACGTGGGTTGCTTTCAGCAGGACAGTTACGTTTAGCGTATGCTGCGGCTGCTGCTGATGGACAAACAGGTACTTCCCTTTCAGATAAAGACGTTATCAACTTCTTAGAGCAATTAGGCTTTGGTGATACTAATGCTAAATTAGTTGGTAAAAAAATGACTAATTTTGTTCTAGGACGTTTACAAAATTTCGATTCTAGGGAGTTTAGGGACTTAGCAAACAATAGCAGAACACATACCCCAGCTAATATCCAACGAGTTGATAATTACTTAGTAGGCACTTTAGGTGTCAGTCGAGGAGATTTAGCTACAATCGCTGATCCTAATAAAACTGAAGAAGAAAAAAATCAAGCTGTCTCTAATGTTTTTGAAAGAATTGCTAATACTTCTAGGGGAACAGCGTTTCCTGATTTTGTATACGATAAAGAAAACAGTCGCATTCGCTATAGACCTGTATTAGAAAGGTTGCAGGGACGCGAGCGCATTTACAACGAATACATGAATAAGATCTTCCCTCATTACGATATAACTGAAGATGAGGTAAATTTAGTTGGTGAAAGGGAAACAGATCCTCTTCAAACAAGTCGCGGCTCACAAGCTCCTGCTGGACAATTACAAATCCGCATCAGGACAACACCATGAGCACAGCCCCTAATGTTCAAGTTTTAGATAATTTTCTACAAACACCAGAGTTTGATGCATTTAAACAACTTACATCTGCTCAAACAGTTGGTGATTTTACTCTAGGAGAGATTTTTGCGAACGACCCTGTTCGCCTTAATGCTTTTTTAGAAGCAGAATATCTACAACAAAAAGCTGAGGAAGGGAACGAAACAGCTGCTGGATTAGTTGACGCTCAAGATACTGATATTACTAACGCAACATATCGTTATTTACAAAGATATCAAAAATTAGATCCTGTAGAACAAACTGCTCTACAACTAGATACTCAACCACGACAAGTAGCTGTTGGTAGAGAACAAGGTTTACCAATAGATATTATGTCTACTTTTGGACAAGAGTCTGACTATAGCACTCTTACCGAAAGCATGACAGACGAAGAAGAGCGACAGCGTTTAGTTTCGTTAAATATAGACCCTGATGTCATTTATGAAGGGGATAAAAACTTTTATCAAAAATTTATGCAGGGTTCAGATCCTGTAGATGAAAACTCTCCTTGGCGAGTAAAAGCTTTTTTCTTCCCAATAAATCTCACCCCGTTTGAAGCTGAAAAATTATTAGAAAAAGAATCACCTAACGCTGAATTTAGATATATAGACCCACGCGACCCTAGTATGGGACTCGCAATCCGCGATGAAACTACCAACGGTAGGTTTGTTCCTTTACGTCCTCAATTCGGTTACGAAATGGGCATGGAAGAACTTATTACAGTGGTAGGACAAGAAACAGCAGCCCTCGTTACCGAGGTTGTCGGTATGAAAGGTTTAAGTAAGTTACTTGGTGAGGCAGGAGAACAAGCTACTTACAGACAAAAAGCTGGTCGCGGGGCAGGAACTGTGGGGGTCGCGGGGTTAGCCGCAGGTATGGGCCGTTTTGCACAATTAGCATATGGAAACGCAAAAGGTATTAACGATGTTTCTATTGAACGTGCTTTTGATGACGCTAAATTAGCAACTATTTTAGCAGGAACTGGGGCAGCGGTTATTGGAAGCTCATTATCTGTTCTTGGTCGAGTTTGGCAATCTGTAACTGGTTCTGCTATTCCTGAAGAAATCCTCACTCGCCTACGAGCTAAAATTGATAATGTTAAAACGAAAGGAACTTCCGAAGAATTTACCTCCGAAGAATTAGCAGAAAGAACACGAGAAGCAGCTATTGCTGTGGGGGAAAGTGTTAAAGAATACACCCCAACAGCAGGAGAGCTAACCCAAGATAATTTTCTAAAAGCATTAGAACTAGAGCTTTTTGCTCAAACTTCCCCTACTTCTAAAGGTAGACAAGCCTACGAAGATATTATTCAAAATAATTCTAATGCTGCTTTTAATTTTTGGACAGAACTTACAAAAAATGTTCCTGAGTTACAAGCTATCTCTTACACTGATTTTAGAGAGTTTTTAGCCGCCCAGCAAAAACAATATGCTGAACAAGCAGCTGAAGCTGCAAAAATAAAAATTCGTGATATAGAGGAAGGAGCGACTATAGATCAGGTTTTACCTGAACAGCCTCCTGAGCAAATGCTTACGGTTGATGAACTTGGGTCTACTTTTACAAGGGATCAAGAATCAGGAAGTTTAATCTTTAAACGTAATACTCCTGAGTTTTTAGCTCAATCTGATGAGGCATATAACGCTGCTAAAGATTCGGTAGCTAGAGAAATTGATTCGTTATCGGGTCTTAAATACGACCGTAAAACTGATTCAGCAACAAGAATTATCCCAGCTTTTCGAGCAGCGTTTAACGCTGGAGAAGATAAAGACGCAATCATGCGAACTCTAGGAGAAGTTGAAGCGTCTGATGTAATTAAAAGTATGATCCCGATGCGAGATGGGGTTAGCATGCTAAAGCAACTTTTAGGGGTAACTGTAGACGAGCAAGGAAAGTTTCTAAAACAAGCTGATTTAAGTTTTGGGCAACTAGCAGGAATGCAAAATGCTTTAAACACTTTGTTCATGGAAAGCAATGACCGTGGTGTTAGACAAGTTGCTATGGATTTACGCGATGCTGTAGAAGCTCAAATAGATGATCTAATTACGTTCACAGCTCGCAAGCAATTAGCCGCAGAAGGAGTAGAAGCTCCTACTGCTAAAGTGTTAGGCGAAAAAATACAAGAAATAGCTGGGCCACTAATTAGAGCGCAAGAGAATTTAGTTGCTGCTAATAAAAGTATTGAGCGTAGATTCATCCGAGAGCTAGTGGATAAAGAACCTTCAGAGATAGCTGGGTTTGTTTTATCATCTAGTCCTAGACAGATCACCCAGTTATTAGATCAAATTTACCAACTCCCTGATTCTATTGTTCGTATGCAAAATCTTCGACAACTTGTCGTAGAAAATATGCGAAAGAGTTTAGGAAATTTACCGTTAGCTGAACAAAATAAAGCCTACGCAAAATTTATAGAAAAGAATGAAGATCAACTTCAAGCTCTATTCCCTGAAGCTCAATTTTTAAAACTTAAAAATTTTCAAGAAGTTCAAGATCAAGCAGAAAGAGAAATAACAGAAATTTCAGAAAACTTAATTGAATTAGAGAAAAAATTAGGCAAATCTCCTGCTGACTTTATTAAAGACTTTTTAGATCAAGGTCGTATCGCCCGATTAACGGAAGCTGCTGAAATGTCTCGTCAAGAGTTCGGAGAGCTTATTAGACAAAATCCTGAATTACAGCCTTATGTAACAGCAATTACCAGAGATTTTTTCAAGGGATCTTTCGAAACTCCTCGCACTGGCCAAGGTGAAATGTTTGAAACAGGAGGTTTTGACGTTGATGGATTCGTTAACTTTATAAATGCAGGAATAAAACAGGGGTCAGAGGGAACTTCTCAATTAGCTGCTATATTTACCCCGTTATTAGGTAAAAAAGAGGGTTCAAAATATGCTAAAGATTTACGCATTCTTGCTCAAATACTAGACCGAGGGTCTAAAAGAGCTTCAAGAAGTCCTATGACTCAAGGTGCCGCAGCAAATCGAACAATAGATGATCATTTAGAAGAACTCTCTTTCGGTGTTCGTTTATTTGTAGCTCCTTTAACTCAGACAGGTAGAAGAATTACTGCATTTATTGGGGGTTATAGGGAAAGAGCAAAAAGTGATGTGTTAGAAATTTTAGCTGATCCTCGAAAATTAGATGTTTTATTAAAAGACCGACAAGAAAAATTATCTCGTCGTGAGTTTTATAGATTTTTAGGAGCATTAGCTATCTCCCGAGAAGTGGATATTGGATCAGAAACGGGTGAAGATAGATTCGATAGAGCTATAAAAGGTGTTCAAGGAAAGGTAGAAGGCGTTTCCGATTTGTTCTCAAGGATGTTTGACGATGAAGATTAAAGTATTCGAGCCACCGTTACCTGACTTCGACCAGATGTCCGAAGGCGGCGAAGTTAAACCTCGTAAAATGTTTGTGGGTGGGGGATTTAATCTTGAGGGGTTTTCACCAAACCTAGAAAGGTTTTCTAACTCAGACGTTTCAGCTCAAATACAAAAGTCGGTACAAGAAGCTTTAGCTAAAGAAAACATACCAGACTTTTCTCAAAACATCGCGGATCTCGAAAAAAGATTAGCAGAAATTTCTTCAGGTGTTTCTGAACAAGATGTAGCTAGTCAAATATCAAAAGCGGTAGCTGGTTTACCAGAAGGTATTACTGAAGCAGACGTACAAAAGATTGTCGACGCTAACCCTGGATTGACTAGAGAAGAGGTTGTTTCTTTAATCCAACAGAATCCTGGGATTCAATTATCAGATGTTCAATCTGAAATAGATAAAGTTGTAGCTAATTTACCAGAAGGACTTTCTGAAGCAGATGTAGAAAGAATTTTAGGTGGTGCAGATACAGTTAGCTCAAGGGATCTAGCAGAAGCATTAGCTAATATTCCTAGTGGTGATGCTACCAGAGAAGAATTACGAGAATTAGCTGAAGAAATTTATAGAGAACAAGGGCAGTTCGCTTCTGAAGCTGGACAGGGGGACATTGGTCTCGGATCGCAACAATTTAAAGAAGAAGAAATAGAACGGATCCTTGATCGTTTATTAGCAAATGCAGGAGTTACAACAGGAGGCGCTGCTGCGGCTGATACTGCCGCTCCTGTTACAGGAGTAGATCAAGAAACAGTTACGCAAACTATTCAGGATATGCTTTCTGCGGGTACTTTAACCCCAGAAGAAATACAAAGAAGAATCGACGCAGGAGACATTACTAAAGAAGATGTGCTCTCGATTATTCAAGGGGGTTTTGAATTAAGTGAAGGACAACTTGCTCAACTATTTGAATCAGGAGTTTTAACCAGAGAGGAAATTGCAGCTTTAGTTGAAGAAGCTATCGCTGGTGTTGAAATAAGTGAGGGAGTTACTGAGGAGGATATCGAACGAATAGCAGAAGCTTCAGGTCTTTCAGAAGAACGAGTACAAGAATTAATTTCTGAACAACTTCAAGGTTTCGATCCTAATATAGATACGAATCAATTTGCTACTCAAGAGCAACTTCAGGGTTTAGCTACTCAAGAACAGTTAAGTGATTTTGCTACTCAGGAACAGCTTCAAGGGTTAGAAAGTATGTTCCAAAACTACTTGACCCCTGAACAATTACAAAGTTATCTTCCTCAAGAAGGACAATATATTACACCTGAGCAATTAGCAGAAGCTACAGCTAATGATTACGATGATATTATTAAAGGGCTTACTGATAAATTAGGGGAGTTAGAAACTAAATATCAAAACGTAACTGATCAGTATGAAGCTGATGCTGTTAATGCACAAATTAATAAAACTAAAGATGATTTAAATACTTTCTTTAGAGGAGCAGTGCCTTCAGGACCGCGAACGGGTTCTACTTCACAGTTTACTTCTGGGGCTTCTTTCCTCCCTGGAGGGAGTTCGATGGCAAATCTTATTGCTGGTCAAAGACAAGGATTAGGACAAGACCCGTTTAGCACTTATCTAAAAACATTTACACCAAGCTACAGTGCATACGATGCCCCAGTTACTGCTGAAGAATATGGTCTAGCAAGTCTGCCGTTGATAGACACTCAATATAGTAATCCG